GAGGAAATTGTTGAAGAGATTAAAACTAAAAACATTGCAATAGCAGCCATCGGCCCAACCACAGCCCGGGCTATAGAATCACAGGGCCTTAAGATTGATATTCTGCCCGAGAACAGTATAGAGGATAATTTAATCAAAGCAATAACAAATTATTTTCATGCTAGAGAGAGTTATCCAGCGCCAAACTATGATCAAGCGCTCTACAAGTATGATAGAAGGAATGGAAATCTTGTTTTTTTATGGGTTATACCAAGCGAAAAGACCCTGAAGTTATTATATTCTGATAGTTTCATGGTTAACGGAGTAAGGAGCCCATTAACTAAGTATTGCGTTGATTTTATGAACGGAAAATACCTGCAAGACTCCATTAGGTATAACAGGGCATTGGAACGAAAAAGAAAGGGCTTAGATGTCAGAAGAAAAAGAGCTACAACAAGAGGGACAGGAAGTAGTAGGAAACCAAGAAGTAAACGAGCAACAAGCCGAGCAGCCAGCAGAGCAAGAAACTCAACAGAATGATAACGCAAAGCTAAACTTTGAGGCATTGCGAGAAGCAAAAAAGAAGGCTGAGCGCGAGAGAGATGAGTTGCTGCGTCGAATAGAAAGCTTGGAAAATAAAAATAAAGAAGAAGTTGATGATAGTATTTACGATGATGACGAGGTAACTGTTGTTAAGAAAGAGCTTAATAACATAAAGAAAACAATAGAGCAAGACAAATACCAGCAATCCATAAGAAAGATGGAGCAGCGGTTAGAGCGTGAGTTTCCAGATCTCAACAATGTAATAAATGAAAAAACAGTAGAGATTTTAAAGGCGCGTGATCCTGAATTTGCAAGAGTTGTGTCAAGACCTCCAGCAGATGCTGCAGAATTTTATAATAGAGCGATATCTGCATACACTTTAATTAACAAGTATGGAATAGCTCAAAGCGCAACAAATTCAGCTGTTAACGAAAAGAAAATCTCTGATAATATGAATAAGCCTAAGACGGCGGCAAGCGCAGCCTCATCCAAATCAGATGCATTATCTGAACTGTCTCAATTTGCTGACTTACCGCCAGAAGAAAGGCGCCGTGCAATAGTTAAACTTGCCCGGGAACGAGCAGGTATGATTTAAAGACTTCCATTGGTAGCCGGCAGGCTCTCCATCTCATTCTCTCTCCAAACATGCCTGCCGGCGCTTATTTATTAGCGTTTAATTTTATGTATGTTATAATGATATAGACGTATTGGAGCTCGTCACTCTGTCTTTGAAATCGGCGTATCGGGTTCGCCCCCCAATGACGTACTAGCCCTCGTCAGGTTGTTGGTATAAGTTTAAAATTATTCTAAAAAGGGTAGAATATGGCAATTACTACAACAACAAATCTGCCAGCACCCGTACAAACGTATTATGATGAGTTGTTACTCTCAGTAGAACAACCTAATCTAATACACTCATTGGGTGCGATGGAAAGATCGCTAAAAGGAAATAGCGGAAACAAAATAAGATTCGAGAGATATAACAGACTTTCAACGGCAACTGTTCCTCTTGGAAACTCTGGCGTAACTCCACCAGCCAACACACTTTCAAGTGTCTGGATCGACTCAGAAATCCAGTTCTTCGGCCAATATGTAAAAATAAATGAACAAGTTGTTAAGACTTCTCAATCTCCTGTATTAAATCAAGCTACATTAAGGCTTGGTCAATCTATGAAGGAGACTGAGGATGAGTTGTTAAGAGATATGCTTGCAGCAACAGCATCTACCGTTTACGCCACTGGTGGAACAAATGGAGATACGCCAACTGAGCTAACTCTTTCTGATGTTCAGGAAGTTGTAAGAACTCTTTTGGGAAATGATGCAAAAACCATCTCTCAATCAATAGAGGGAACAAGCAAATTCGGAACAGCTCCTGTATCTAATGCATACTTAGGGTTGGCGCATACCGATTTGTCTTCGACTCTATCAAATCTTGATGGATTTACTCGTACATACCAATACGGTTCTCAAGCTGGCATAAAGCAAGCTGAGTGGGGAGCTGTTGATAGCGTAAGATTCTTTATTTCCTCTCAAGGCTCTAAGAATTCAAATGCTTCTGGTAACGGTGCAGATGTTTACAACACTTTCATTGTTGGAATGGAAGCATATGCTCACGTTAAATTAGACAATTATAAGTCACGCTTTATATATCATGATGGTAGGTATGACGGACCTCTTGAATTAAATCAGACAGCTGGTTGGAAGATGTCTGAGGCCACAGTAATCACAAATGATTCGTGGGTTATTAACCTTAAATCAACATTAGCTTAAGGAGGTTATTAAGATGGCTTACGATACAATAGTTCAGCAAGGTAGGTTTACCGCTGACGGAAATAATAAGACAATTTCTATTCGTTCAGACGTAGATAAAATTGTTATAGAAAATTACACAGAGATGGCTGCAACAAATAACGGCCATGGTTACCGATACACTTGGAATAAGGGTATGGGGTCCAATGTTATTGCTGAGTATCATCCAGCTGCTGATCACACTGCTGCCGTTGATATTAAATCTGGTTGCATAAGTGTTTTTGACAGCTCTAACATAGAGTTGGGTTCGAAGGTGGCTATAACAGCCGGAACAGATGTAACTCAACCTGTTTATAGCACTGGAGATACAACAGATTTGTCTGCTGGTTCCATTGTTAGGTTGGTTTCAACCAGCCATGATTCTCTTAATGGATTGGATTTCTCAATTACTTCTGTAGTAGCAAATACAAGCTTCACTCTTGCAAATGCTCTCGCAAATGCAATTGGACGTGTTGCTGGAACAGGTCATTATAGACTTGTTGCAAAGACATTGGATGAGTACAAAATGATGTATCCATCTAACAGAGTTATTGCAAACATTTCTAAGGCTTCTTCTGCTGTAGTAACCACTTTAGTTGATCATGGTTATGCAGTTGGAATGAAAGTTAAGTTCAAAGTTCCTTCAGTTAATGGAATGGTTGAACTTGATGGTATCTCTGGTGATATTACAGCGGTTACAGATTCCACATTCACTGTAAACGTAGATACTTCAGGAATGACAACATTTGCATTCCCTCAATATGGAGATGTTCCATGTGATTATGCTGTTGTTGTACCTGTTGGAGATGATAAGACTTCATCCGGATACAATGCACCCGGTGCATTTACAAATGATGGTAAAATAGGCGTCACGCTTACAGCTGGAACAATTGCTCCTGCTGGCAGCAACAATGATGTTATTTACTGGACAGCTTACAAATCGTTTGAGGTTGACAACGACTAATTTCGATTGATCAATTGGGGGCCTAGTGCCCCCCATATAATTATGAGGCAATAAGGAAAGGCCATTTATGGAGAAGAAAAGACCACTTATTAAGAAAAAATTAACTGCAACTCAGATGAGAGAGCGAGACGCTGAGTTGGTAAAAGGTAGATTTGTTTTTTATGAAGTTCCTGGTGGAACGTTAAACTTTTCGTATAAAAAATATAAGGGAGATCCGGTGAGGAGTTATTCCTTAAAAGATGGTGAAATTTACAATGTGCCAAGAGGTGTTGCTAGGCACTTAGTTTCGTCGGGCTCTTATCCAGTACATGAGTACCAAACTGATGAGAGCGGCAAACCTGTTGTTAGGATAGGGAGGCGTAAAAGGCGGTATGGATTTGAATCACTTGAGTTTTTTGATGACATAAGTGAAGAATCAAATATAGTTACAGCCGAGAAAGTTATTTAAATATGAAAGGCGTGTAGGATGATTGATAATGATTTGAATTCTCTTGAAAAAATCAGGGCACGAGTTAGACGATTGTGTCGTATGCCTTCCGAGGCTCAGTTAACAAACAACGATCTTGATAATTTTATCAATGAGTTTGTTCTATATGAGTTTCCTGTAAGTATTATGTCTGACTCATTGAGCACGACTCTTTCATTTTACACGTCTAAAAACAATGAAAAATATCAATCTCTTGAAGATGTGTCAGACGAAAACAAACCTCTTTATAATTTTAAAAATAAGTATTTGTATATATATGACGATATTTATATAAATGGCAGCAAGGCAACTGTGTATAAGTCTCGTTCTGAGTTCGACGCTATGTTTGTTAATACGTATTCTGAATACACTATCGGTACCGGCGACGGTGTAACTACAAGCTTTAGTGGAACTTTAGACGAGTATCCAATAAACAAAAACACGGTAACAATATCGTCACTAGATATTAATGGTTCATCTATTTATTTAAAAGATAACGACGGAACTCTTGAGTATGACGGTGTCAGCTATGGGACCATAGACTACGATACTGGTAGTTATTCATTTACATTCGCAACAGCTCCAGCAAGTGGAGAATCTGTAATATTTAATGGAGAAGTATACGTTGCTGGTGTTCCAACTGATGTTTTATATTATCCAGATTATTTCAGGCTTAGGCCTATACCTGATGGTGTATATAAAGTTGATGTAAAAGTGATGCAGCGTCCAACCGCTCTGCTATCATCTGGTGATATAACCGAACTTGCGCAGTGGGGCGTTTACATATCATATGGTGCTGCAATGAAGATTCTTTCAGAATATGGTGATGCAGAATTAATGAACAATCTTGTTCCAGAGTTTCAAAGACAAGAAATACTTATAAATAGAAAAAAAATACTGAACAATAGAGATAAACGAACAGCTACGATATTTGCAGGTAAATTAGATAATTACGATATAATCTAAGGAGAGGAATATGGCATACGACAAAGATACGCCAGCGAGTATAAACGAAAAGTTTAGTACTTCTTGGCAAAAAATTAATAATTTCGGTCA